GGAGTTTCCAGCAATTCAGTGTCTTCGTTGGACGGGTAAGAACCGCCACTATCTACTAGTTTCCCAATAGACTTACTATTCTGCCAAAACATATTAATTATTTTGACGTCTTAATAACAGTGCATATGCCTTAACATGATCATAAGATAAGTCAGAACAGAATTGATCGACAATCTTTTTATTTGGCCAATCTGTATCTAAGATACTATACACAATCTTATCTTTAGGATCATCCAAAAAAATTAAGATTTCGTCAGGAGAATACGCTACGTATTTCTTCATTCGATTTCCTTTCGCTAATTAAAATATATATATTGTAATTATATTTTAATTATACACGATTTTTTGATTGTAAGCAAATAAAGGGGAGAAAGGGAGGGAACGGTGCCGCGAAAGCGGTGCCGGATCCTCCCAAATGACTGAGCATTAGTGCTCTTCTTTGGATTCCAACAATCTTTTTGGAACGCATTCATCAGATAAAACAATCTTTTGTTTACCATCTTTAACATATTGAATATCGATAGCTGTATTATGGATATCGACAAGGCCTATGAAGACAGCTGGTTTTTTGCCATGCAAAATAATTTCACCAGGATGTACCTCATTCCAATTAACATTCATTATCTTCCTCGGAACTTATTGTATAAGAACACTAATACATATAATAAAGTAACGACAATGAAAGTATAAAATACAGTTATCAATTGTCCGTTAAATATATTGTATTGTGCTTCAACTATTTGTGATAAACTAATAGCTAAAGATAATACGAATAAGTAATCTTTCATGGTTAACAAGTTGTTAAATAATTCTCGAGCTCTTCGATTGTCTTAAGCTCGACCTGTTCATTGATCCCGTCAAATGCTAATACAACATCTTGATAAATATCGAAATACCAAGTTACATTATTTTTCTTAGCAATGACACGAGTACAATGATCTTTTTCAGAAATAATAGGAGATTCAAAACATTCAATGATTTTATTTAAAGCTAATTCCATTATTTAAATTCTCTTTCTTAAAAGAGTATGCATACCGTGGGCCCATATCTCTACGTATATTCCGACTCATTGTACCGATATGCATACAGTCTTTTATATTACATAAATTCTTCGTATTCGTCAATAGTAATTTTATTATCTTTATATGTGACTTTCCATATATTCTGATTAGAAGATCCTCTAAATTTTAAAGATGGATCTTTTAATTCGTCGATAAATTTACCGTCGACTAAAGCATCGACTAATTTTAATAACTCGACTTTTTTAGGATCCATGATAATCTGATTGATCGTATATCCAGAGTAACACCAGATATTTTTATTTTTGAACCATTCTTGATCTTTTAAATATTTATTAATAAAAGACACAAGACCATCGACATTTTCAAATGGTTCACCACCTAATATGGTTAAGCCAGATACTTGAGGATGTTTTAAATAATCGACAAGTCTATGCGCCGCCACTTCATCGAATAGTTCTCCAGCATCGTGATCCCAATATTCTTGATTAAAGCAATTGAAACAATGATGAGAACATCCTGTTACGAATAACGTAGCTCGAATACCAGGGCCATTTGCAATATCGTATTCACGAATTTGACCGTAATTCATTATTTTTCAACTACTTTCAATAACCCATTTTCACTTCGTACAGAGATATGAGGAACTTCGTAAATTTTAGCTGTATGGTGTTCGATGATGCAACCACGATATTGGTTCCAATCATCTAAAAATACTGCTAAATCGGCATTCGCTAACATCTTAATAGAATCGCCTAAAGCGACTAAAGGTTCCTTACTTTTATTCTTAGGAGAGTAACTTTCGATAATTTCAATATTTGTAGAGTCAAGATATTTAGTTAAAAATTCTTGAACTTCACGAATGTTACTTAAGATTTCTTCATGTGTTTTACCACGCATCGGCTGAGATAAAAATACTTTCATTATTATGTCTCCTATCGAATAATATGTTGTTCATTAATTAAAATCATATCTTCACTTATTAAGTTTTTATCAATATATTCTTGGCGTTTTTCTTCAGCTTTTTCTAAAGAGAAAAATACACCCAACACAGAATTATCATAATCATCAGAATAAGTAAATAGTATATAAACCGTATCAATCATATCTACCATTTTATAATAATCATTAATTGCAGTTTCTAAATCATCCATAATCTTAAGATAATCATCATCAGGAGCATAGCCAGAAACTTCTTTATCTAATCTTTCAAGTTCTAATAAAACAGACATCTTTAGATTATATAATCGATCTTTTTTATTTAACATATTTATCACTCATTAAAATCATTAATATAACAAGTTTTTACATAAATTTGATCTTCGGTATATCCATCTTCCAAGAAGTTCTGATATTCTTCACGAATATTTTCTTCATTATACCAAAGAGATTCGATTTTGTCGTCGACCATTAAAATAAATACTTTTTCAGGGTTGTTCATACAATACTCCACATTCCTTAACTTTTTTCAATATTTCTTTTGCGATCACATCGATATCACGAATAACTTTATGATCGGCACAATTAATCATAATTGTACTATACCGATTAGCTATTTTCTGGTATGCATGATCGACTTTCTTTAAATATTCGATATCGTTTTCATGAATATCGCCAGTATTACCACCAGTCTTGCCTTTCCGTTCTGCAAGTAAATTTAACCGGATTCTAATAGGGAGGCGTAACATAATAAGTAAATCCGGTTTAGGTAATTGTAATAAGCGATATTCAAAATTTTCAAGCCATTGCAAGAACTGATCTTGAGCAGTTGCTTTTTCATAGCGAACGACTTGATATAACTCATTAGATGTTGTATAACGATCGCAAATAAGAATTGCGTCGTCTTGATTTAATAATTCTTTATATTTAGTTTGAAATGCTGCATAGCGATCCATCGCAAAGAAAAGGGAGGCAATTTTAGGATTAACGGCACCATTTCCACCAAACGTTCCATCTAAATACGATTTAACGAATGCTGAATATTCAGATTCATAATCAGGAAAACTAATTAAATGAACATTATAGTTCTCTTTCTTTAAAGACTCATATAATTTATTGGCTTGAGTTGCTTTGCCGCAACCGTCGCCGCCATCAATAACTATTAGTTTCATCTGACATCCTTTTAATAATAGAAAAGGCTCCAAAATGGAGCCTTTATTTAAAATAAGAAATTAAAACTATCTTTTGTAAGATTAGTTTCGTTTAAATTATAGTCGGCTTCTTCTGGATCTTCTATAATAAGACCACCGCACATAGCGATTAAATCTTCTAACATTAATCGACTATCGATAGTCGAATTGATCGCCGAAGAAATTCCTTCTAGTTTTTGATTGTAAGTCGTAACGATTTGATCGCTTAATCGGCTACTGTAGAAAATAAATTCTTTATTGCCGTCTTTATCGGCGCGAATAAGACCGAGCATCACTTCGTTACTTTCTAAAGTAAAATCTTTAATATATAAAGAATCAGAATCAATACTTAAAATAGTATCTTCATCTAACACTTCTTTATCGATAAACCAATTAAAGAATACATTAGTCGTTATATTTTTAAAGCCAGTAAAATTATCGACAGTTATAACGACAGTATCGTCGACAAATTCATCTTTAAAATAAACAGCTTCTGCGCCACCATTAGGTTCCGGAGCGTTTGTAACATCTCCAGTATAAGCAGCAGCATTATTTTTTAAGTCGCAATTCCAACCAATATGTAATCTTTTAGATTCGGCATGTAAATCTAAATCAGTACGATATCCATTTTGATTAAACCAATGAATACCGAAAGAGAATTTATTTGTCGCATTAACCTTAGAACACATCGGAACATTACCGATGAAATTCTTTTCAGATGTCGGTACTGCATATTGAATATATTTAGATAATAAGAATTTCTTACCTTCGACTTTATCTTTAAGATCTTCTCTAATACTATTAGCGATAAGAATTAAACGACGCGCGGCAACCGATGTATAACATCTTTCACCGGATTTCTTAACGAATACTTTACCGTTTCGAATATTATATAATTTATATTCTGACGGCGTTAATTCGCTAAGTAAATAATTATATAAAGAAATTTTCTTAAATAAAGTAACGTTCTTTAATTCTTTTATAATATCTTTATCTAAAACAAACGGACTTACAATGTTATCGAGAGGCAATTGTTTACAAGGAATATTTAATGTTCTTGCTAACTTAGATGCTTTATTGATAATTTTAGCATTAGCTTTACTATCTTTTTTTAGCATAATCCAAAAATCACGATAACGATTAAACGCTCTAGCAATTGTTTCTATGCCGTAATTTTCAACAAAAGAAGCTAAAAGTTTAGAACTGTTATAACGATAGCTGTTAACATTAAAATCTTGTTTATTATATTTACTACTGATTAAAAGAGTGCTACCAGTTTTTTTATAATAAATATAACGAATTAAATCAATCGCATTAGACGGAGTGTAATAACCGGCGTCAATTAAATACGCTTTAATTTCTTTATTCTTAAAATCGTCGATAGAAAATCTATTAGTATAAGACGGAATAATTTCCATTAATAATTCAATAGTTTCTTGTTTTAATGCAATACCAGATACAAGGCCTTTAATTTTCTCTACAAGTTCATCGACCGTAATCGGATAAATGATTGTAAATTTAATAGGATCTTGATCGTTATCTAAACCTAAATATTCGTTAGGTAAATATGTCGACTCTTTATCGACAGGAATAGCACCGAAACAACTTCCGTCTTCTTGATGAGTAAATACGGATAAATAATGTAAGGCTTGATGAAGTCTTAATTCATCTAAGTCCATAAGATCGACAGCTTTAACAGATCGATGTAATGTCGATTTATTAATTTGATCGATATATTGATTACCGTATTGACTTACTAATGTATTACTATCGTTAGCAGTTAAATAATCGGCGGCTTCGTCGACAACGTAAACGCCGCTTTTAAACAGTTTACCTCTTTTAACTGGATTAATCCCGTCTTCGATTAAGATTCGCTTAAACAACTTAATGATTGCATCACGTTTCTTTTGGTTTATCATATTTTCCTCCATATAATAAATAATGGCCGTAATAAACAAAGACATACAAGACTTCATTTATTACGACCATTATCCTAATGAAAATTGCCGGCGAGAAGTAAGATCATCCAATAGCTTTTTATAATAAAAAAGGAACTTCTTTATGCCGGCTTTCAAAATAATAATTAGGCGAAGAGTAATTGTTTTCTTCATTATTCGTAAGTTTAAAAGGAACTCTTTTATGCCTAAACTTATTATATTATATTTAATAGTTAATTGCAACTATTAATTTTAAATATGGAGTACTCTAGATTGAATTTCTTTAGTTCGACCTTCGTTCCAGAAGTTGTCTCCTAAATCCTTTATACCGTCGGTTTCCCGATATTTTTTAGCGGAGTAGACTATACCTTTAGCGCTTTCAGCGCTCTCACCATGGTAGTCGTTGAGGGTTATTCTTATATAATATAAGAAGCTTCCCTGCGGATTATCCAATAATTAACCTTTTTACTGTACCTGAGTAATTACTTCAGCCATTATTATATTGCTATAATAACTTAGTAGTCAATTCTCTAAGGATGTTCCCGCATATAGATGATTTAACGCGAGCCTTTATGTTAACCCGCAAGTTCTACGAATAACCTTAAGTGTGTTATGATCTTGATTGCCACACTTAGGACAAATCCAATCACCGTGACCATCAGGTAAAATTTCACCATCAAAACCACATTTCATGCAATGATCAAGCTTAGTATTAAACTCCCAATACATAGCATGATCATAAATATATTGAATGATTGTTTCCAATGCTTCAATGTTATTCGTCATATTAGGAATTTCACCATATCCAATAAATCCGCCAGTAGCATTTTCTTGGAAAGGTGCTTCAAAATCTATCTTATCAAAGATATTAATATTTTCTCTTACATCAATGTGATGCGAGTTAGTATAATAGCCTTTATCAGTTACATCTTTAATTTCGCCGAATTGCTCTTTATCTAATTTGGCAAATCGATAACATAAACTTTCTGCCGGAGTACTATATAAAGAATAACCATAATTCTCTTGAGTATTCCATTCGAAACATTTATCAGCCATATATTTAGTAATTTTTAATGCTAAATCTTGATGTTTAGTGTTAGATTCACCTGTTAATAATTTAATAGTTTCATATAAACCAATATAACCTAAACTTAATGTAGAATAACCACCAACCATTAAGTCATCGAGAGTATCTTCTGCATCTTTTCTAGCATAACAACCATACATCCACAATAATGGAGATATTTTAGCCTTTACTCCTAATAATCTTTCAGTTTTAAATTTAAGTGCTTTATGACATAATTCTAAACGTTCATCTAGAATTTTCCAAAATTTATCAATATTGCCATCTGCTACGATTGCACACTGAGGAAGATTTAATGTTACAACACCTTTATTAAAACGTCCATCTATAATAGGATTGTTTTCTTTATCATACCAAACTGATAGGAATGAGCGGCAGCCCATTGGACCAAATACCTGGCCATCTTTTACTTTTCTCATAATTTTAGCAGATACATAATCAGGCATCATTCTTTTTGCTGTACATTCTGCAGCAAGTTTGGTTAAATAATAATATTTACTTCCTGGTTTAGCATTATGTTCATCTAATGCATATACTAATTTAGGAAATGTTGGGCTAATCGTAACACCGTCCGGACCTTTCATGCCTTCAATTCTTTGACGAAGAATTTCTTCTGTGATCATAGCACATTCTTCTTCATATTCTGAACCTGGTATAAAATGCATAAACAATGTTATGAATGGTGATTGCGTAGCCATTCTCTACGTAGACTATATCTTCATCCTACTGAATAATAGGATGGGCGGCGCTTCCACATAAGGAATTTCACCTTATATGTACGGATTTCATCTTCTGTTCTAGAAGGTATATCCTAGTCGTTTGACCTTTTAGAAGATTCCTCTTCTAACTTGGCACCGGATTGCTCACGATATTTTTTTATACCTTTTATATAATTTTCTTTGGAATTTTTTGTTTTTATTTTTTGTATTTCTTCCAAAGATGAAGGATTTCCATTTTCAATAATATCTCCATTAGAATCTAGATATCTAAAAATATGTTTTTTATAAGTATATCGTTCTCCTCGACATACTGAACATATTTTAGAAAGATCAAATCCTGGCATATTTTTAGCACATTCAGTTGCGCTTGAGTATTCTTTACCAGTTGTTATACATATAACTGGCTTACTGGTTTTATTCTTTTTGCCAGTTTTACCATACATATGGTTCAATTCTCCACGTTGGGCATTTCCTATTTTCTTTTTAACTTCTTCAGTTAAATATGGATTATGTCCACCGCCCTTTAAATTGTAACCTTTATTTGGATTTGTTGTTTCATAATATTCAATCCAATAAGATTCTTTTTGATCTAATTCTTCTAATGTTTCTGCATCATCAACAATTCTCCATTTAAAATTTTCAACACCATATTTTTTCATTGCTCTAACAAATGCAATGCATTTACTATTTTTGTATTTAATACTATTAATATGTTGTAATTTTCTTTTATGTAATGTTTGAATTGTTTGACCGATATATCTTTTATTATTAATAATATTTAAAGCTTCATATATAATCATGAGTTTCCCGGTTAGCACAATCATTATTCGTCATTTATTACGAAACACTAATTATCGTTGATTGTACACCGTACTTTTGTACGTTCACCGCCTCCACTTACTATATTACTATAGTAAGGGGCCAGATTGACCGTTAACCGTCATGAGTGTATTTATCTGATATTGTAACGTTTGAATGCCATCTTTTAATTCTTTTTTCAACATTGTTGCAACGAGTACATCTTTATTTTGCTCATTACTAAAAATCTCTTCATATTTTTCTTTAGATCTTCTTAAGTAAGGAGCTAAAATTTCTTCAATGTTGTTTGCTGTTTGCCCGCCCAGCTGATTCGATGCAACTCCGGCGAACAGCTGGCTCAACACTGTACATGCAACTTGAAAAGATTTTGGTGATTCAATTTTCTTTTTGTTTACAACAGTTCCATTTGCAAGCATGTCTTTAAAATTAGGTAGTCCGCAGTTATGCATTTTTTGCAATTGGTAGTCCATATCATGCATATGAAGAATACCTTTATCGTGAGCATTCACAATATCAATCGGAATTATTTTTCTTCTAGATATATCTTTAGATACTTCTCCAGCAATTAAATCACGTTGAGTAGAAATAATATAAGCATCTTTATTTGAATTTTCATTAAGTGCTTCTTTATTAGTTGCATCAATTAATGTAAGTATATCATCATCTGAAGTATTATTTACTCGTTGATATTCACGCACTGCTCTATACGCTTCATAAGCACGAGCTACGTCTTTTTGTTTATGTTTAACGAGAAGATCGAATACCATTTTCTCGATACGCTTAATATCCAGTTCCTGGAGCATAAGAGCTTCTTGCGTTATTTCTTCGGCAATAGAATTAGCTATTTTTTCATTATCTTTAAGTAAAGAATGTTGTGCCTTACTTATGGCTACAATAATCTTAGATTTATCGAAATCGACCTTGCGGCCGTCTCTCTTAATTACGATCATTAATTAATCAACCTCATTCTTAATTAACAATTCGAAACCCTCGACGATAATAGAACGAGATCCATTAGCAAACTCGATAGAATACGCATCTTCTACAGTATCAGTAATATCGGTTACTTTCCAACCTTTATCGTATGTATTGAAACGAACAACGTCGCCAATTTGAATATCGGTTTTTTCAGTTCCTTCTGTCATCCAATATACATTAGGAGTAACCGTAACAATTTTTACATCGTCGGCATATAAATGCTTTAACGTATAAACTTTTAAAGATTGTTGTCCTTCGTACTTAAAATGTACATACTGTAGATTTCCGTTTGCATTAGGAATAAGCTCGTCCATACCTTCGATGAAGGTTCCGATCATCCTAGTGTCATTAGGTAGAGATATCCGGTTATCTCCGCCAAATAATACTTTCATATCATTAATCCTTTCTTGTTAATCGCGATAGTTAAAGAAAGTGTTCTATGTAATAGAGCAGAATATATATTACGCATAATATACTACATATAGTATTTAATAAAACATAGAACTACTAAATCTATTATACCAAATCAGTATAAGACAAACAAATGATTTTGTGGTATAGAAAACTCTTCATATATTTTACATGTGCCAAAAAATAAGATATAATAGTAATAGTTAATTATACTTATTTAATATGAGGTATTTTAAATAATATGGCAAATATAAATTATGAATCATTGTTCGCGGCAGAGCCAAACGAAGATTTAGTCTCTTGGTTATATCGTATGTATCTTGCTAAACAAGAAAACAATAAATTAACGGTAAAAAGAATTAGTGCTTTGGCTAAGACTTTTTTTGAAATAGATCTTGATGTTACGACGATTAATAGTTACTTCAACGATTTTAAAAAGAATCTAGCGCCAGCATCGACCGACGATAAATTAACATCGGCAGCTGTAGATATGCTTCTTAATGCACATGCTAAGAACGTAAATAGCAAAAACCGATCTGAACTCAATAAACATTTAAAATCGATTAGCGATCAATTCTTACTAAAAGAATTAATCGTCGAGGCGATTTCTAAAATCGAACCTCTTAAATACGAATTTAAAGATCTTCAAAGCGGCGAGTCTGAAGCTGTATTGTTATTAAGTGATTGGCATCGTGGACAAGTAAGCGATAACTTCTTCAATAAATTTAACAATGAAATTTTCGATGAACGTGTCGAAAAATTAATGAATAAGACACGAGAATATTGCTTACTAAATAATATTAAAACTATTCACATTTTAACGTTAGGCGATATGATTAACGGCGGCATTCATGTTCAAACACGAATCGAATCTCAAGAAAATCTTATCGAACAAACTATCGGTGTAACAGAAGCGCTAAGTCATTTATTTAACAATCTTAGCCAAGAATTTAATTTAGAATTATATTTCTGTCGTGGCAATCATGATCGAGTAACTCCTTCTAAAGAAGAAGCTATGAATGGTGAATCGTTTAGCGATATCATTCCTTGGTTCTTAAAAGAACGACTAAAAGGAAATGATCGTATTCACTTTAACGAAAATACCGTCGACGATGAAATTATCACGGCTAATGTATGTGGACAACGTATTATCGGTGTCCATGGACATAAAGATAATTTTAATAAAGCTATCGATAACTTGGCATTATTTACAAAACAAATACCGGATTATATCGTAATGGGTCATTTTCATCATTCAAGAGAAGCTGACCTTAAAGGCGTCGAAATGATTATTAACCCATCTTTATGTGGTAGTGATCGTTATGCAGTAGACGGACGTAAATTCTCTAAAGCCGGTCAAAAGCTTTTAATGTTAAATAAAGAAGATGGTCGATACGCCACTTACTTTATCAGTTTTTAAACATCCGATAAAAATAAATTATCATCGCGATAATAAATACTAAAAAGAAAAAATCGGCTATGCCTTTCATATTATTTTCTCCAATTAAAAAAGCCTCCTATTTTTTAGGAGGCTTAATTTTTTTAATAATTTTTTCTAACGTATCAGGATTATTATCTAAACCGAATATAGTATCGATACCGAATAATTCTATTACATACGATACTGCTCCTATTACGATAACAAGAAAAGCAATCGATATTAGCACCGCCGATATTAAAGCTATCGGCATTAATAATATACTAAAAAATGAATTAAATAATTCAAAGAATTGTCCAAGAATTCCGAATCCTAACGTTAAAAATAAATATAGATAAAAACAAAATTGTTTAGTCTTCCTTGTCATAGCCAGAACCTGTACTATTATGTAAACCAACAATTAAACAGCAGATCATAACTGCAAAGAATAAAATTATTAGACTCATTACAATCGTTGAAATAATCATTTAACTACTACCTCGTCTTATTTAGCTAACAAAGATAAAAATAAAAAGACTATACCGGCCAAAAGAATTCCTCTATAGATTTTATTCTTTTTAGGATCTTGTTCTGTAAGGCTAAATAGTCCTTGAACTCCGCCATAAATAATAGCGACGACAATTAATATTAAACTTATTCCAAACATTATATTTGTAAGCATATAGAAGCTCCTTTTATTTAAATAAATAACTAATTAATAATCCAGCTATAACGATAACAATGCCAAAGAACGAGAGTATTAACATGATTAAAGCCAAATCAGGTCCATCTTTAATTAAGTCATTAATAACATCTTTTAAGATGGAAACTAAAATTCCGCCAACGCTAATTAAAAGAATTATTACACCTATAGCGACAATAAATTTTCCTGCATCCATTATTTATAATCCTTATTATTTAATTTTATCCAAAAATAAAAAAATCATTGAAATTAATATAACAATAACTCCAATACCTAAAAATAAATCAGGCAAACTACTATAATCATGTTTTTTTATATCGACAATCATATCAAAAACAGCATCAATAAAACCACCAAAGATAGGAATCATACCTAAGACAATAAATGCTAATCCAACAATAAGTAAAATTTCATATAACGCCATAATTAATTATCCTTAAATACTTCTTCGAAAATCTTCGTTAATTCTTCTCCAGAAATATTCTTTAATCTTTCTTTAAATCTTGCCTTATAGGAGTCAATCATATCATCATGCTCTTCTTTTGCTTCTTGCATAGCTTCTTCATAGCCATTATCATAACCATCGTCATATCCTTGATCGTATACATATTGGTTACTTTTTTCTTCGACATTATTTTCTAACCATAGAGCAAGATCTTCTTTATTATCTTCATTTCTTAAATCATAAATGATGTCTTCAAGTGAAGTATTGTTTGTAAGATTTCTCATAATTTCATCTCCTTTAAAATATAAAATACGCAGCACTTTGAAATGTATAATGTATAAGCAGTTTTATATACGCAGAGAAGTTACTTTTAATACTCACCTTTCTGTAATTAAATAAAACTAAATAGTGCTGCGTATTATAAAAATATCTTATTACAATATATGTATTATGCTTTGGGGAAACATTTTATATAATGCAATAAGATATAATGGTACTCCCACCTGGATTCGAACCAGGGTGAATGCCGGTTATGAGCCGGGTGCTTAACCTCTAAGCTACAGGAGCATAAAAAAAACGACATATAGAATTTAATATAACTCTATATATCGTAAATTAAAAAATGGAGGAGAAGGTGAGATTCGAACTCACGGTACGTTTCCGTACGACAGTTTTCAAGACTGTAGCCTTAATCCTCTCGGCCACTTCTCCGTGGTCGCAGAGAATGGAGTCAAACCATTTTAGTATAGGCGCACTTCCATACTATTTTACTCTGCAATATTGGCTCCCCAGGCAAGGCTCGAACTTGCGACTTACAGATTAACAGTCTGCCACTCTACCAACTGAGTTACTGGGGAACATTATGGGAGCGGGAGTAAGAGTCGAACTTACACTAGACGAGCTTATGAGACTCGT